GTTTTATTTTTAGCATTGATAAGCTTTACGGCTGTGTCTCTCAAATCTTTACCAGAAAGGTACATTGCTTTGCGGATACCTTCCCTTGTAAGTTTTGGAATATTATCAATCTGCTTTTTTACAAGTAAATTACCTTTGTCGTCTTCAATTTTAATCATAATGACTCCTTAGAAAGAAGTTGAATCCTGGTCAGATTTACCTCGTTCATTCACATAGAGTGCATACCATTCATTTCGCTCATTGATATTTTCAACAGTCAAAATATTGTAACGTTGACCTTTGAAATAAATCCATGATTCTGCGGTAAGACCTTCAAAATACCGAATGTAAAAAATATGAGAAGGAGTTTCATCAAGGTTAGCACCAGAAAATATATTGGTACCAGTCAATGTTTTTATTCCCGCCCATGGTTTTTTAAATTCAACAAAATCATGAGTAATATCAACACCAAATTTAGGAGTTCCCAAAGTTCGTTTACGCAATGATATTTTGTTTCTTAAATCACCAGTACACAATTTTTTGTGTTTAATTCGGATTTTTTCACATTCAGCCATTTGCAAATACCCTCAAATCTTTAATCCGCCAGAATTCATAAGCAGCTCTAGAAGTAGACGGTAAAAACTGCATAATTTTAGATTGGCAAGAACAATCACCGCGATTTTCGTAAAGTGATGTAATGTGCTGAAGCAAAGCTATTTGCAAATCATATGGAAGTTCTCCATTAGCGTAACCTGCTTGGAACTCAATTTCAACAGCTTGTTTTCTATTACAATCAACATCAGTTGGCCAATTATTAACTGGGTACAAAGAACGAAATGTTTCAGATTGTGTTAGATAGTATTTTGATGAATCAAGAACTACTAAACTTCCACCCTTATAATAACTTATGTTGTCCACAGAGTTTAGAGGGCTTTTACGTAATTCGAAACCATTACAAAAGTTAAATGTATCCATAAATACTTTATAGGTTTTGATATAGAAATCACGTTTAGTAATGAATTCACCAATATTAGTAGCTGACTGAATCAATAAAGTCAGATATTGGTCTTCGCTTGTATCATCTTCATCAAGTTTTAAGTGTTCCTTAACGGTCTCAAGGTCAACCGGTAAATCAGATGACCTTGACACAACGATATAATGTCTAGGAACAGCAACACGTGGATTTATCATGTTGCATCTCCTTATTATTCGATTTCTTCAGTAAGTACTTCTTTACACATATTTGTAATTGCAATGTAATCATCTTTAGAAATTGCATTTACTGCTGAGTAACCAAATTCAGAAAGAATTTCTTTGTACTTTTCATTACCATGGGTATCTTTGACTTCTTTCAAAAGTTCACGAACATCTTTTTGAGTGACTTCTTGGTCTTCAGTAATATCAAGGTCTTCGTCGTATGTATCATATTCAGACCCATCAAGTTCTTCATCTGTTTCGTCTTCTGACTCATCTTCGGTCTCATCAAGGTCTTCATCTGAATCTTCAATAAGACAAGCGATTTCCAAATTACACATTTCCAAAGCATCAAGTTCAGAAATCTCGTCTGGAACATCTAGAATTTGTTCTTCTTCCAATTTAACCATTTCACCAGGTTTAATTGTATTTTGATTTTTACGCCATTTGCAAGCTTGTAGCATTTTAATTTGGTAAGACATTTTGTATCCCTCTAAACAAACTATTTGAATTGTTCATATTTGATAATACATCATTTTTCAAATAAATAAAAACAGATACTAAAAAGCCACCCTAAAAAGAGTGGCTTTGTTCAATAAACCTAGTTGTTAGGTTCGCTCAGTTTTATCAACATCTTGCAATTCACCAATAACTCGAAGTTGTTCAGGAATTGCAAAGATTGAAGTACTTGCTACTGGGTTCGCAACAGTTACACGAACATAACGTTTTTTACCAACATAACCGATAAGAGCTTCACCAGCTGCAGTAAACGCTGTTTCACCAATAATGAATTGAGCAGGAACAGTTGTTGCATCTGATAAATCTGATTCATCACCATGTTCAATAGTAACTGCTGTCGTATCTTGAACTTGTAAAGCATAAGTCAAAGCTTCAAAGTCACAAGTATCAATAATTGTTGTACCTGACGTGACAGTAACAAGTCGTTTTACACTGGCTAAATCTTTAGTTGCCATTTTAATTTCTCCAAATTAGTTAAAAATGAATGGGAGAACTTAATCTCCCAAATTTATTAACTGATTAAACCGCACACTTGAGGATTTTACCAGCTTCAGGTAGAACAACTTGACCACCGTAGAACATTTCCATTGTAAACTCAACAAAACCGTTAGTTTTGTATGGGTTACGTAGGATAATTGCGTTGAACGCATCAACAATTGTGTACATACGACGGAAGTCAGCAAAGATAACAGGTTCTGTACCTGCGCCAACGTCGTCCATATCAATAACTTCAACGTATTGATAACCGTTGATTGTGTTTGGTACACCAGCAGCCATATTACCTGATTGCCAAATGTATGCACCACGGTCATCTTTAAGAGTACGGATAAATGCACCTGTACGACGGTTGAAACCATACATTGGGTTATAACCAGATTTCAAATCACCAGTTAGGTTGATTAGGTCATCAAAGTCAAATGAGTTTGCTGAACCTGAGTTACGACGAGAAATCTGAGTTTTAGATTCATCAGCCATGAAACCTTGTGGACGACCTTCACCATCACCTTTGGTAAACATACGACCTTGAAGTTCTGCGATTGCTTCACGCATGTCATCCATGATTTCTGTTTCCATATTGAAACGAGAACCAAGAAGAGCACGGTTAGTAATCTTAGTTTCACCGGTTAGTGAATGAACTGGAATTTGTAGTTTACCGTATTTAGAATTCGACTCTTGGAATTCTTCACCTTCGCCCGTGTGGTAAACTTTAACCAAAGAATCACGACGATATTGGTTTTCAGTTAGACCATCAATTTGACGAATAGTTGCAAGTTGACGAATAGGTGAAATTTCAGTGATAGGTTTGATAATCATATCATTGTATGATTCATCCATCAAGAAACCACCTTCTTCGTTCACATCAGAACGTAGGTATTGTTTCTTCTCGATATCAGACATACCTTTTTGACTGAAATCTTGACCTTTCTTAACGTAACCTTCAAGGAATTCAAGCTCTTTTGCTTTTTGCTCAAAACCTTCAGTACCACCAGGAAGACGTACAAGTTGTTTCTCAATACGTTCCATGTGAGACTTAAGTTCGTCTTCGCGAGCTTTACCTTTTTCAATTTCAATAACAAGAGTTTGGTTCTTTTCTTCTTGTTTATCGATTAGGCCATTAAGATGGTCCATTTTTTGCTGCATTTCTGGCAAACCTTTAGTATCGAAGTTAGCCATTTTTTGCTGCATTTGTTCATGGGTTTTACGTAGTTCTGCAACTACTGCACCTACATCTTCATCACCGTCAAAAGCCATTTTGATAGTCGGTGCGATTAGGCATGAAAGCATTGTTCGTTTCATTTTGTTATTTCTCCAATTCAGCATTGAATGATTTAAGTTGGTCAATTAGACTAGTCGTGTTGCCACTTTTCACTTGTGCAGAATCACTCCGACTTTCTTGGAAAAATGACGATATAAAGGTTGATGCCGATTTGCTAAAGGCTCCTGATTCTCTCAGTACTTTTTCCAAATCACGCTTACTCTTTATACTGAATACATCGTTAATTGTAAAACGTTTTAACTCAGAAGGTAAATTGTTTCTTTCATTTGAACCATTTAATGGAACATAATTTGTTTCTCGACGAACCATATAAGGTTCACCACTAAAATCAATTGTCTCTTCATTTGAGTCAAACATATAACTTTGTTGATATAATGTTTCACCAAGTTCATAAACAAATGAATCTTCGAAAATATCAACAATATAAAAATATGGACGGTCTTCAGATGAATTTTCGTATTCAGCAACCAATTTTTCATAAAGCATTGATGAAAGCATTTGATGAATGTCTCTAAATGACATCTGTTTGCCTTCGAAATTAAGGTTCTTGATTGAAGATACATCAGCTTGAGGGTTTGCTGGAATAGTTACTAGTGAAATCTCATGCAATTGAACACGTTTCAAATAACGCACACTTTTTTCCATGTAGAAATCATTTTTTGATTCTAATGTAAAACCGATTGACATTTTATTGACTGAACCAACTTTCATTTGCGGTACA